TATCCCCGGCATTCTTTTTCAGCTCAGCGATTGTACCTTCAGCTGCTTTAAGTTCCTTTACCTTGTCATTGAATTCTGTTTTAGGTACGGCATTTTTAGGAAACTCCGACTTCACTGCGTTCATGACCGCCGTTACATCAAGCTTTCCATCTTCAACCTTTGCACCTTCAAGAATTGTTTGTAACCATTCCAACATGTTTCTTCTCCTCAATCTTTTTTATTCCGGTCTGTTCCGGTTCTTAGGATTGCCAATTTATTCACTCGGCCAGTGTAGTCGTACAAGCGGTTTTATGCCATGCTTAGGGCAATAAAAAAGCACCCTAGTTAAGGTGCTTTAAAATTATTTCTATTAAGGATCGCTTATACCGCAAATGTTCCTTTCTTAAACTCTTCAAGTATCTTTATCTCTCCAAGTTCTCTTAGCCTATCTTCTACCTTTTGAGAGCTCTCTTTCAACTTAATGCATCCCAGGCTCTCGGAGATAAGCGTTCTTATTTCCTCTTCATTTTTTCTATCATTTATCCAATCATTAGGAATATATATCATTATAGTACCCCCACTTTTTGCATGGCGCATGCCAAAATATTACTGTATACTAATTTTTCGTTACCCGAAAGCAGCCAAAAATCTTTCCCCATCGCAGACTTTAATTCAGCTTTCATCTGTGATCTATATTGGCTGTAACCTACTAAATTTTCAAAAAACATATCAAACAGATCATCTTCGTTATTGGCTATATATGAGTTGTATTGGGAATAATAGTCTGTCGGCAATATAACATTACTCATATCCGAATGAAGCTGCAACCACTTTGCCCCAACTCCATTCTGTCTATCCTTAAACGCAATCTCTCCAAAGTCTTGAATCGTACTACAGGATGAGTACTTTGTGAGTTTTTTTAATCTTGGTAAATTCTCAACAAGCTCTTGTGCATAAGACGGGGATAACTTATCGGAAAATCCATACTTATTTATTAAGTAATGGGCAGATGATTCTGTAAATGTTTCCTCTAAGCTTCTCCATTCTTTCGCTATGCTACCAGATGAATCTAACCCATCCCATTCAAGTCCGTTAGCAGATAAATGGAAGGATTCATGGAAAGCCGTTTTAATTCTATAGTTCATAGAACGTGCATCATTTGAATTTAGCACATACTCGTCAAAATATAACTTGTTTCTTGTAGTCCTGCTCCCCAATCGGCAGTATCCATTATCTTGTATGGCCTTTATGTTGACAGGAATATTACTTCTATCTATTCCTAGATTATCTATCAATTTCTCAGCGAACTGTTTAATATCATTGTCTGATTTAATCTGAGAAATACTAGATAATCCATTCATCACTTTGTCGTTTATTTTACCACTTTGCGTATCAATATTCAATGCCTTACCGTCGCCGTCAGCATCCTTATTCGCATATTGTTTCTCCCACTCCTTATAAGTCGTATTACCATCAACAAAGTATTTATCGCCCTTATCATTCCTTGCAACTCGCTCTCTGTCAATGCCTAGTTCTTCCCAGTCATCAAAATACGGTGCTGTAGTAGTTCGGCAATTCACGTGAAATGGTGGAGCATTTACACCGATTTGCCTTTCAGGCATCTTAAATACTTTACCGTCCATATCTTGGCAAATTTCTGAAGTATGAGAGTCCAGGGTTGCTACAATCTCATATTCTTCTACATCTAATTCTTTAAAGCAATCTTCCTGTGCCCTGCTTGTGAATGCAGCAGATTCAGTCATCACAAGCCTTCCTGCTGCTGTCTTGGAAACATCAAGTTTCTTTGACATGGCATTTATTATCTTGCCAGGGTCTTTACCAAGGATTATACCTTGCGTAAGTGTTGTGTTTAATTCATTAATTAACTTTTGTTTATTACTCCAAACACGGTCCGAAAAATTTTTGCCATCAGGTGCCCAAGGCCTTTTTAGTACTTCATCAATAAGTCTTTGGTTGAGTGCTGCAAAATTATGCCCGACTCCTACCCCTTTTTGAATTTCAAAAGCAGTATGCATATAACCCATACTATAAACCGCCCTCATAGTACTGTCTATGCTGTCTAATTGATTCCCAAAGGCAACTTCAACCTGTTGTTGCACTTGGAGTTTTAAGGCCTCTAAACGACTTATGTGGGCCTTTGCGGAGGCATTCTCAAGCTGTTTCATCCACTTCCCGTCAATAGCGTTTTGCCGGCCATACTTGATGTACTCATTCACATCCCACTTAAGTTCCGCCAATTCCCCAGATGTTAACAGCCTTCTTGCTTCCTGCATTGTAATGCCGTTATTCACAGCAAATCTTTGGTACCAGACTGAAATCTGACTTTCAATCTCTTTTTGTGCTTTTCTATACTGCTCTTCAATCTTTCTATATGATACAGCTCCTTTGTCATGACAAATCTTTTCTATTTGTTCAAACCTGTCCTTCCAGTAATCAGCTGTCTTCATCCTTCCTCTCCGTAGCTTCTATTGGCTCCTTGTCTTCGTCAAAGGGATTGTAATTTATTTCGGTCGCTTCTTTTTCTTCCGCAAGCTTGTCAAGTTCATCTTGTGCATTCTTAACCCAAGGATGATTTCTAACGATGGTTTCAGTACTTATAATACCTGTAGACTGTTGAGCAATCTGTGCAGTCTCCTGGTCGTTCTGGACCTTCGTTCTTGTCCACGTTTGCAACACAACATCATCTTTTATCGGAATGTTTAACACTCTACATATACACCTTATAAATCGCCCAAACGAAGGCCTGAATTCTGTTTCAAGTAGACCCGACTTTAATTCCAGTAACGCATACAGAAACTGCAAGGCCACACCTGAACTGTTGCCAAAGTTTTGAGGATCCGGATCAATACCCAACCCCTGCTCAAATATACACTTGCGTGTTGTAGTTAAAAGCTTTTCTCTTGCATCTACGGGCAAATCAATAGTTAATGTTGATACGCCCGAACCGTCGCCTTGCTCATTATCGACTTTTATAGTCTTGTAATACTTTAAGTCTGACAGGAATTCATTCAAATCTGTACCGCCGTAATTTGTCAGTACGAATATTACTTCCTGAATATCCTCAAGGTCATTTACAAATCCACTGAATATTTTGCAGTACACATCAATCAATGGTTTTATATTCTTTAAGTCATCCGTATGCACATTGTTGTTATCAAATGCAAAGAACGGTACCTCTCCTAAATCGTGTGTGTATTCATTTGATGCTTCACTCATTCCGTTGATTTCCGCAAAGAACTTAGGATATGTCTCTAAGTTGTCCTTTACCGTTCCACCTGCAATAACTCTGTATGCGGCACATTCTTTATCATTCCACAACTCGTAAACATCAAACTCATTTCCATCATCATCTATTTCATGATAAACCCTTAATACTCCTAGTAGTTTTCTGTCTAATGACTTGGACCAAATCGGCTGTATTTGCTCTGAAGGCACTACAGCATACCTGTAATTTCCATCATCTGCAGACTTCCACACATGAATCCATCCTGTTTTTTTATTAGAGGCCTCAATACATAAATCCTTGCATACTTTAGGGTACTTATCGCTTAAGAAGGCACTCAAAGCTTTATTAGAGCTCTCCGCTCCTATATCAAAAACAGGCGGTTCAGTAAATAGATAGGATGCCTTTTGATTTACAAGTAATCCGTGAAAATTAAAAGGAATACGATTATCCGCATTCCTCATAGGTTGCTCTATATCTCTTGTAACAAGTTCTCCATTTCTGTCTTTTTCAGCTNCGTGAAAATTAAAAGGAATACGATTATCCGCATTCCTCATAGGTTGCTCTATATCTCTTGTAACAAGTTCTCCATTTCTGTCTTTTTCAGCTTTTTCCTGCTTCTTCTTTGGTTCAGACAAAATATCAGTTTCATTTTTATAGTATCTTTCTGCTCTTAAAGCCTCAGCTTGATACTTCGCATGAACACCTGCATATGAAAGTATTAGTTTTTTTACAATTTCTAATTCCACAATCAACTTCCTCACTTCATGATAGATAAGCCTGAAGGCTTTCTAATAATCGTATAACCAAAGTATCTTACTGCATCCATTGCATGGTCAAATACCTTTACAGGTTTGTCTTCGCCCCTATCTGCCGCCTTCTCATCCCAAACATAGGACGCAAATTCCTTTAAAGTCATTTCGCATTCTGTACTAATCTTTACATTTGGTTTCTGTAGTAGTGAAGCAAAAAACCTTATCCCATCAAGCACATTATTAACAGCCTTTTTCACTCTGTATCCTCTCTTCTTTAACTCTGCAATAAAAGATGCAGCAGACGGATCCACAACAACTCTTTGTAGTTTGATGCCGTTAAGCCATTCTCCTAAATCGTCTGCATATTCTGTATCAGTCTTTTGTATGTCGCTGTCTCTTCCTGAATAATAATACTCTTTAATACAATACCAAATGCCATCAAAACCTTTTCCCCACAGCAGGAAAACTGTAGCATTTTGAGTACCGTAGTCACAGGAAACATAATAGCTGTTTGGCTGTATCGTCGGAACATCTTCAAGCTCCACTGTATGTTTCTCGCGGTCGAACATATCATAGATAAGACCTTCAGCCATCACCCAAAGTCCTAAGATGTATCTCTTAAAGAAAACTCCGAAATACATGTTCTTGTATCTGGCTTTGATACGCTCTGACAAAGACGGATTATCATCCATCGTAAAGTGAAGGTGCAATAAGTTCTTTTCCACAATCTTATCAAGCCACTTAACCTTAAACCAATGATAAGGTGAACCAGGGTTGCAGTTAAACCAAAACTTTGAGCCATCCACAGAACAACG